CTGATGACCGAGGCAAACTCATCACACGCGCCGAAGCTCTCCGTTGAGGTCCGGCACTCTTGCGTGACGTGAGCAGTCATGATCGGCTTGACGATAACCAAGGCCATCAGGCCGCCGCCGCCGGTCGTGAATGTTACGCTCTCGATCGACTTGACGCCCTTGTCGCCCGCCTGAAGGTGACAGAACGGAAGAAAGGACGACGTTCCGACAAGGCTGGATGCCACCACAAGCCCGCCGCCGCCAGTCGCGAAAGTAAAGTGGTTTTGCGAAACCCGACCCGACACGCCAGCGTCGTTTGTGTAAGTGAACGTGAACCGGCCCGACGTAGCGCCCGCCGATTGGCCCACGGCTATTACTTGGCCGCCATCATAGCGCGGGATGGCAACCGCGTTCACCATTGCCTGCTCTTCGCCGACCGCATCGGTGTCAATGAACGGGTAATAAAGCAGCAAGTCCGAAAGGATCAGAGCCTGCCGCGCGTTTGTCGTTGATGTCGTCCCAGAAGCCGCCGACATGACTTTGAGGTTACGAACGAACTGGCGGGCCGGGGCAACGGTCGGAACGTAAAGCCCGCGCGATGCATCAATGGTTGAAGCCTCAAGCGGGGCCGAAGCGTAAAAGTTAGCGGCAGGCGCCCCGGAGAAATAGCTGTAATCTGCCCAAGCCGAGGTGGATGTTGCCGCACTAGGGACGGCCTTTCTGAACCCCGTCACCCACGACTGCCCCGAATCTTCAGCATCGGGCCATTCACGGATGTTTTTGAAGCCGGGCATTAGTCCTCAGAGACAGTCAGCGAACCGCCCGAAAACTGCGGCTGAATGCCAGACGAAACCGCGAGCGAGGACGAAAGAACGCCCTTGTAAAGCAGCTTGCCGGTGCTGCTCGCCGCCGTTCCCACCCCGACGTGCGTGATCGTATTCGTGCCGCTAGTGCATTGCGGGAACTGAACCAGCGCGGCGTTGACGGCCTGGTTGTTCGTCACCGTCCAGCCGGAACCGGAACGGGCCACGGCGACGCGGGCGTATGAGCCATAGGTCGCCTCGCTGGTCGATTGGTTGCCAGCTTCGCCCGGATCGGCGGTGTGCAGCGACACATACAGATTGGTGAGCGGGCTGGTCCCCGCGTTGTCTGCAATGTTCGCAATCGCTGTTGCATTGAACAGCAACAGCATCAGATCGTTTTCAAAGGTATTGCCTTTGGACATAGCTTACCCCTTAACCGATCTTGGCGCGGAGAGCGGCCAAAGCGCGCTCAACGTCCGCGCGTTCCGCATTGGCCTTGTCCCGAAGCGCAAGGGCCTCAGCAGCCGCCGCTTTAGCCTCCGACATCTTGGCCCGCGCCGCAGCAAGGGCGCCGTCCGCAGCCTTTGCGCTATCTCGGGCCGCGCTCGCAATCAAAGCCGCGTCAACGTGAGCCTGGGCAACAATCGCGTCAGCCTTGGCTTGACCCTCGGATTCGACCGCCGCCGCGCGTTCCTCGGCCTTTAATGCCGCCTCTTCACGCGCCTGAACCTTCGCGTCAGCCGCCTTGATGTCTTTGGCGCGCTTGGCCAGTTGACCCTCGGCCTCGTTCACGGCCTGCTTTTTGTTGGCAATCTCGCGCAACTCGTCGCGAATGGCGAACAGCTCTTCAAGCGGCTTGAGGAAACGCTCCAAGCCTTCCAGACCCCTATTCATCGGCCAGTCCTCCGAAAGAACATAGACACCTCCACATTGGTTGTGCCGTCGCCAGCCGACACACGGGGACGAATGTAGCGGGTCATCTCAACCACACCGGCAATGTCCGCACTTGTGACCGACAGCGAGTAACCCTTTGGATCGCTCAGAACCGCCCAATCTGTGCCGTTGTTCGATCCTTCGATGACGACCGTTCCGCCGGAGCCAAACGTGCCAGACACCTGAACGGAGCGGTCGCTGTATTCAGGATATTCAGCCGCAATGCCTTGATCGCCGTTTGCCAGCGCCCAAGTGACGGAGGCAAAATACGGAGCGCCCGACTGAAGCGCGGATGCGATTAGCGCCATTTACGACACTCCCTTAATGTTGCGACGGACTGGACCGTCGTTTGCGTTGGTGTCGCGCGGCTTGCCGATGGCGAAGGTTCGGAAGGCGTCGGCGGGGTCGCTCGCCCAATCGTGGAGAGGCGTGTCCCTGTATGCTTTCAGCTTCTCATCCCAGACGCGGCGATAGGACCGCAGCGCGTCCAGACCCTTTTCACACTTGTCTTTGTCGAACCGGCAAATCGGGATGATCTGCCGAACCTCGTTTATGTCGTTCGCCACGGACTTTGTGCGCGGAACAACCCGAACGCCCTTCAGTCCCAACCCCTTGAGTGTGTCCTCAATGGAGCCGGTCAGGCTGACAAGCTGCTCGTTCTCCGCATCGTGCGGGAGAAGATGCTCGCCGTATATGTAGTCCTTTTCCAGAACCAGCTTGCCGTAGTGGTCGATGCCGACGCTGGTGTTGGCGTAGTAGTCGATCACGTCCCAGCCGGTGCCGTTGCGCTGCATGAACCAGATCACGGTCGCGTCGTTGCGGCCCAAGTCCCAAGCGGTGTGAACCTGCTTCTGCGGATTGTAAGGGACAAACCCGATCCGATTGTCAGCCTCTGCCTTGTCGATCAGCTTGGCGTAGTAGGCCCCCGGCAAGGCCGCAGACCACGAAGTCATGTATTCCTGTTCGTAGATCGCCTCGCCGTCACCCTCGCCGCGCTCGGCTATCAGTTCGGCTTTCTCGGTGGCCAACGCCTCCGGGGTGAAGACCCCCGTGCTGTCCGAGGTCAGTCGCTCGGCGAACCAGTCAGGCAAGTCCTGCGCCATCTCGAACATGCGGTGCGCGTGGTTGCGTCCGCGCGGCGTGGTGATGAAGATAGCCCATCCGCCGTTTTCCAGAAGTATCGGGCGGATAAGCGACCACGCCTGCGGGTTGCTCAATGCCCACTCAGAGAAGACCACCCCGATGGGCGGCGTCCCCACCAGAGCGTCGTAGTTGTCCGACCCGATTACCTGCCATGTGCTTCCGGTCTTGAACCGGATCAGCATGTCTTGTTCGCGGGTCGTGTCCCTCAACGCCTGTGGAAAAGCATCGTCAATCCGACGCCTGCCGGTGTGCGGGTTCACCGCGTCCCAAATGGCCTTGCGGGCTTGGTTCTGCTGCGGAAGCAAATGCCAATACACGCCGACCCGTTCATGGGCGGCGCAGGCGGTGAAGTGAAGCGCCAGATCGTCCTTGCCATGACGACGCGGCCAAATAGCGATAGCCCGCTTGCCGCCGCCGTGCATGTGCTTCCAAAGCGGTTCCTGGTACGCCCGAGGCGTCCAGAGGTTCGGCAGCTCGACCTTCACGCGGGCTTATTGATGATGATTTGAAGGGCGTCACCGTCGCCGCCATCCTCGTCCAGGCTGAAAGCCTGACGCTCCAACACCACCACGTTCTTCATGGCGCTGGACAGGCTCATCATGGCCCCGGCGCGGCTCGAAAGGCTGACCGCCCGGTGCATCGCGGCGCGGCGCTTCTCAGCGGAAGCCATAGACTTTTCGGTGGCGTTGTCGCCGGGGTCTGTGAAAGCCTCGATCTCTTCGCCAATCTCGTCCCGATGGGCCGTGGCCATGTCCAGCTCTTCGATCAGGCGGGCCAGAACGTCGCGACCCCGACCTATATCGCGCCGATGGCTTCGGACGACCTCGACACCCCTTCGGGCGGCAACATCAACGGCCTCGTGTGCGTTGGCCGCTGAAACCTCGTCTGAAACCAGCCGGGCTGAAACCTCCTGCCTGACGCGCTCCGTTAGGTCTCTGGCCCACCCGTCCCTAGCAGCGCGCTTGTTGATCGCGGTGTGAGATACGTTGTGCTGGCGTCCGATCTCGGACACGGAAAGCTGACCGGCGCGGTACTCACGCTCGACCGCTTCCCAGTCTATAGTTTTTGCCATGCTGCTCGGTCGTGCGTGACCGCTCCCGTCGTCAGACCCTTTCGGGCGTCCTGACTGAATGTGTCTTCGTTGTTTACGGAACGTCGATGATGTTGACGTGCAGAACGATGTCGCCGTCTTGCGAGGCAGCCGTGCCGCCCGTGCTAGCAACGGTGAAGTGAACAGTGACCGGAGCCGAGAGCGCGGCGCGGCGCATGGCATAGACGACCGTGAGGGCCGAATAGCCCTGGGCCTTCAGATCAACGTCAGCGACATACTGCTGGCCATTAGCAGCCGAGCCGAGGCGCAGGTTGGTGTTCGTCGGGGTGCCGGGGATGGTAACCGGGGTGTCGCGGTCAATGCCTTCCACGATAGCGCCGAACGGAAGCTCGAAGGTGCCAGCGGCAGCGCCGTCAACAACGGTGATCGGGACGCGGATGGTTTGACGCAGCAAGCCAAGCGCCTCCAGCTTTTGACGCACGTTGGCCATGAGGGCCTCCTATGGAATGAATGGGCGGGAACGCCGGTTACTTGCGCTTGGCGGTCTTGGCAGATGCCTTGAACGCCGCAGCAGTCGGAGCGCCCTTGCTGCCGGGCTTCTTCATCTTCTCGCCAGAACCCGCCTCAATGCGGGCTTGCTTGGCGTTGATGTTTGCGTAGAGACCCCTGGGCATGGCGTCAGTCCTCGAAAACCTGTCCGGATTAGGTGAGCGCCCGTCCACCATACGGCTGGCAATCTGCGCTCTTGCCGGGACCAATCGCCCGGCGGATGTGGTCCGCGCCGCTGCACCGCTCATTGCCTAATCGCCTCGGGCTTGCCGGGCCTGTGTGTGCGGGTGGCGGGAGGGCGCGGATCGGGGAGGCAGCCCGGTAGAACTAGCGGCGAAACCCGTGTTCCTGGTCCGTTTACCCCGCCGCTCTCAGGTCGGGGGCTGCCTATAGCAACCCTCCCGGTGCGCTTGCGGGATCAGCAGAGGCGGGGAGGGTCTTGTTCTGGCGGCGCAAAGCGCCTCAATACGCATTCCCCTTGCACGAACTTAATCGCGGGTCAAGCGACCATGCGACGATCCCGCCGTTCCCTCACCAGCCGGTCAATGCTGACCTGAACCCAGCGGAGTTGCACGCAGACGATCCTGACGGCGTCCGCTTGAGACGCTGGATTTGTCACACCCAAGTAGCGCTCAACAACTGGACGCCACCGGTCCCGCAGGGCCGCGTCCGGCTTCAGGAGGTCGAACAGCATCTTGGCGCATTGCGGGGGCAAGGCCTCGGTCGCCGTCACCAGATACAGTTCGGCGTCGATCATGGCCTGTGACACGTTCTGCCCAGGTGCGCCCTCTGCCGATCCCCGGATGTAGTCAGGGCGGCGGTCGGAGCCGTTCTCGCCGGATGCCGTGCGGATAAGCTCTTCCAGCCACTGAACTGCCGCTTGCTCGTCTGGGCGACCCCTCAACAGCACGGTGAAGCAGTCGGGACGATATCGGGCGGTGATCTCCTCGGTTCGAGGATCGACATTGACCTCGATACCCCGGCTTTCCAGTTCGCGGCGTTCGGCCCTGCGCTCGGCAATTGAGGCTATGTCCTGGGGGTCAGTTGGTTTTCTCTTGGTGCGGGCCATGTTGTTTTCATCTTGCTTTGATTAGTGGGGAAAGCAATTTTTACGAACGGAAACATTTCAACAGGCTGGGCGGGACGGTGCCGGTGAGCCCGTTTGTTCCCGCCCCTCGGTCCCTCTAATTACCGAGTGCCCGTGTTTTTGTATCCATCGTGTCCTCTTGTCTATCCCATAAGCTCAATGGTGAGATCGGTGTGACCAGACATAGGAACACTCCCAAGCGTTTGGCCGAAACCAAAACAACTCGGGGCGTTCCAGTCTGGGGACGATAAGCTCAATGGAGCCGACCGGCGCTTACAGACCCGAAAGTGCCGACGCTGGCCTTTCGGTTGGGTGCTGCTTTGAGAGCTGCGTCGCTCCCCTGACCGGCGCTCACCCTTTCGGAATCGCCCTGGCTTGGTCAGACCCACGGTAGCCTTGCACCCGAGCCGCCGTCGTTAACCGACCGGCCTTCAGGAGCCTAAAGCCGTATGTTGCAGATTGGAGCGCATTGCTCTATCTTTCGATCCGAGCGTTGCTCTCCGTGCTGCTACACGGATTCAGGAGGGGCGGTCTTTTGCGGGACCGCCCCTTCGCCCTCAATAAGCGCCATGTTTAAGCAAACGTCAAGAGGGCAGCAAAAAGCCCGACCGGCGCGAGGCTGATCGGGCTTCATGGTTGGCGACTATTCCCGATTCCGTATCCCGACAAGCCCCGCCGCTTTCAAGTCCCGCCCGCGCTCTCGCAGTTTGCCTTTCGCGTATTCAGTCGCGGGCGTAATCCATCCGTCATCGTGGATCGTGGCCGGGTCCAGATAGGACACCACGAACGGCTCACCAAGGGCTGCTATCAGGGCCGGGCGTTGCGGATAAGGCGGGCGCTCAACCTTCGCCACAGCAGCCTCAGACGGCAGCCAATGGTCGTAACGCTCGCTGTTGAGCCAAACCGACAGGCCTGGGTAGCCGCAAGTCGGTTCTTTTTCCTCTCGCAGATACCGCTTAAGGGCATCCAGCAAGCGCCCGTGGCCGACCTTTGCCGCGTGGCGGTTCCATAGCTTGCGGGTCTTGTCTAACCCGTCCCCACGCTTTCGCATCTGCCCAGACCGGGCACTCCATGCGGCGTCGAAGGTGTTTTGTTCTCTCATTGGAAAGGGTATGATGTTCGCCGCTAGCATAGCTTCCTCCCCTTGATGTGCTGGCGAGACTGGCCCTGGCGTTGAATGGTCGCGCCGGGGCCTTTTTTCGTTAAGCCTTAAACAGGCCGCGACCAATCTTCTCGATCTCGGCCAGGTTCTTGACCGCTTGCGCGAAATACGACGGCTTTAGTTCGACGCCGATACCTTTGCGCCCCATGCGAGCCGCACAATAGACCTCACTCCCAATGCCCAGAAACGGGGTTAGCACCGTGTCGCCTTCATTGCTCCAAAGGTCGATACACCGCTCGATAACGTCAAGCTGAAGAGGGGAGATGTGCTGTTCATCTTTCTGGTCGCGCCCGCCACGATATTGCAGCGTCCGCGTCTGGTTAATGTCCAGCCAGACCGGCGAGGCGTAGCGTTGCCATACCTCGATTGAATACCAGTTCCGCCCGTCCGTGTTGGTGGTGTATTTCGTGAAGTCCGGGCCGTCGCTGTCGCCGTAATAGGCATCGAAGCATCCGCTAACCGGCTCGGGATTTTCGCCACGCTTGCGGAACGTCACGATGTAATCCGCCAAGCCCTGTCCGCTAATGGTGCTGTCTTTGACGATTTGCTTGTGAAGCAGCCGGATGCTCTTCGTCCTCTGTTGCGCGACTACAGGGTCTTTCCAGATGCAAACCTCGCTATGGAAAATCCATCCCGCATCCTCATAAGCCCGGATGACCTCGCCCCGGAAATCGCGCATCCCGATATGACCGTGCCTGATCTTGCTTGTCGGGAGTTGCATCACATGGACGGAATGCAGCCTGCCCGGCATGGTGACGCGGTGCAGTTCCTGGATGAGGAATGCGTAATGTTCCCAAAACGCCGGGCCGTCATTGTTCGA